TTGTCAATCCCCTATTTTGATTTATCAAAAAATTTCGCTAAATTAAGTCACCCGCCGCACCCGATGGTTTCTAATGCGGCACCAATATTCACATAATTTCTCCCTTGCAACTGATAATGACCATTGCATAGCATATCAGCTTCGGCAAGGTCGGTAGTATTTGCTGCGCAAATCTCCACCTTACCCTTGCCAAATCTGCTATGCCATGCATTTTTGCAAACACAGCGCTGGCGGATAACTGTGCCCGCCAGCGCTCCCCTATTTACTTTTTGTGGGATATATGGTAGATTTAGCGTAGAGAGGACGAAAGGAGCAATATTATGGGTTTTATCGGTTTTAGCGTATGGTCAACCTATCAGGTACTATTTTTTGTAGCGCTGGCCATTATATTTATCATGTGCATCATTATAGGTATACAGTCGGCCAAGGCCGCAGACCGCAAGCAGGATATCAAACAGAAAATTATCGACTATGAAAAAGACATTGCAGACCGTAACAGAGTTATATCTAAACAACGGCAGGAAATCGACTTTTTGACAATAAAGCTAAAAGAAGCCAAAAGTGCCAGAAAGGAGCAATAGAATATGAATACTGCATTACAACTATTTATCAATATTTGCGTAGGCCTGCTCAAACTCGCAGTATTAGTATTCCTTTTTTACGAAGGTGACAAACTAATTAAAAAACTCAAAAGGAACAACCGCCATAAAACAACTACCCCCAGCGAATAAGCTGGGGGCATCTTTATGCAATTTTGTTTTTACGAATCCGGCGCTTGCTGCGGTTAGAGATCTCACCGGTGACTTCCGGCTGAAGCTCTCCCCTATTACGCAGTATTTCTTCATCGCTGATATAATCCGCTTGCAGCATATTATCAATAAGCTGCTGCGTATCGTATCGGTTACGGTCCGGATCAGTTTGGCAATACACCCTTGCATCAATAGCAGCGAGCGGATATTGAGGATTACTGAAAGAAAGATCATATTCCACCGCATCATAGGTATAAACCGTGCAAATGCGGGTAAACGGATGGGATAAATGACTGCGGGTCACTCTTACCGTATCGGTAATATCCCGCAGCTGCTTATCAAGGAAGTTCCATCGCTGGGTAGTAGCGTATATTTGCATATGCCGCTTCCGGCACTGGCAAAGGTGCTGGAAAAGGATTTTCGGCACACTCTGTTTACTGGCAGCGAAATCACGACTATTAAAAATCGTGCCTATTTCATCAATCAGCACCAGTGTATTTACCGGAGCATTAAGAATATCCTGCGGAGATCGCAGCGGAAGTATTTGCGTATGAGCCGGGAAGCCCGATAGCTGCAAATTAGTTACTATCGTCAGCTTCGGGTAACGCTTCGCTAAAGCATAGGCATCATGGACCATCGTGCAGGTTTTGCCGGCGCCGAACTTGCCCACATACAGATGCAGCCCCCAACCGTCAAAATTAAGCCAGGCACGATTTTTTATGTACGGTATTAAATCCTTGACCAGCAGGAAAAGAAACTTCGGCAGGCGCACCAAATAGCCCAGCCAAACCTTTATCATCATAAGCGCCTACCCCCGGAGGTAACACCGCAAGCAATAGCCCTGAATAGCCGCCAGCAGCCCCACAGAACACAAATAGCAAGCATCACCTGCATAAACCAAGGAATAAACTCCGCAAAATCGGCAGGAACACCTGACAACCCGAAAAAATCACATAAGGTTTGAAAAATACTGCTCATAATATCCCCCCTTAATTATTCCAAATTCTAAACAAAGTTCGAACCAAAACAAGCAGGAAGCACAACAGCAAAAGCCCCTCCGTAACTGTATATTGCGATAAAGGAGTAGACATAATAGGACGCTCCCACAAGTTATCTACAGTAACAGTACCGGTTATTTCGGAAATCTGCGGCTCCTGCCCTTCACCATCGGCCGGAGCAGCAGAAGCTTCACTACCAGGCTCTCCCCCACCGACTTCAGCAACAGCATCGCCGATGGGGTTTTCTTCTATAGTTTGTTCTGTCATTTCTTCATTCAATAATTCATTATCCATCCAAAAGCCCCCTTATAATTCGAATAGCAATATAGGCAACACAGCCCCAAAGGGCGATATCCCAAAAAGAGAAAGTAAAACCGTAAACGGTCATAGGCATCTTAAAGAATTTCAATACTTCCTCAAAAAAGCGCATCAGATCATCCATATCATCACCCCCGGATAAACTTGACAATAGCCAAAGCAATAGAGACCGCTATACCAGCTATCAACAGGTCGATAATCTCACGAGGGACGAACCCAAGCGCAGCGGCAAGGAAGTCACCGAAGTGACCGCCAAGGCTCAACACAGCCTTAAATGCTTCTATCAGCGTTGAGATAATGCCGGTAATCCCCGAAAGGACAGACTGCACTACACCGCCCAAAAAGCCGCACACAACATTAACCAGGCTTTTCACACCGGATAGTAAGCCATCAAAAAAGCCGGGCTTACTGGGGTCATCCGCTCCCCCACTACCGCCACCACTACCGGCATCAGCAGCATAATAAAACACATGCTCACCATCGGCAGTAATAGTTATTTCGGCAGAAGAAACCAAAGGCTTATAGTTTTTTATAGCCGGAGGGCTGAAAGTAAACGAAGAACCGACCGCCACATTTTGATAAACGGTATCACGGCGCAATTTATCAGTAGTGCCGTCCTTGTAATAATGCACGGTAAAGCTGGTCACTTCGGCATCGGGATTAGAATTGCTACCGATGGCAGGATCGTCTTTTTTATCAACGACTTCGGCAAAATCGTCCTCATTGACTACTTGTCCAGCAAAGCTATATCCCGAGAGATCAACCCAAGTATCGTTATCACACACAGAGCCTTGACACTCCGTCCAAGTGCCGCTTTGATACTGCTGGCAGCTTGTTACCTTTTTATCGGCATCAAGAGAAATATATACATCACCCTGCGCAGGATAAGAGGGACGGACACCACCAAGACGGACATTATTTACAGCGACCGCAGACTTTACAGCAATAGCGCCCTCTGTTTTCTCGCTGGGCAGTACTAATGCCATTGGAATATCAAACGGAGCAGATGCAGGGGTATAATCTTCGGTATAAAGCGCTGCATTGGAAATACGGAGTTCGTCTATCATGCAATAAGCAAAATAGTCTACCGGAATATCAAAGGTTAAACTTGTTATAGCGGTCTCTGCAGGTGAACTTGCAGGCTCAAAAGTACCCTTCAAAAAACCATTCAAATAATACTGAAACTTGCCTGTTGCACCACTATACGAAATAGCAATAGAGTACCAATTACCCGAAAGCATGTTATTTAGCGTATAAGACGCTGCTAAAGCAGGATCCTGCGATTTCACCCAAGAAACAATATTACCAAGCATCGTACGCTTAACAAGCATTGCAGCATCATAACCATACTGAACATTATTTGTATCCCAAAATTGTGCTTCCCAAGGAGAAGCAGCAACTTGTTCATACCAAGCATCATGAGCAGAAACGAGCGGCGAAGAAAGCCCCAAAGAAGTAAAACTACCAAGTGTAAAGAATGTTTTACTAACCTTAAAACCAGCTTTCGGGATCTTGAACTTTGCATACCCCTCTTGCGTTTGCCCAAAACCACTCTCCTTAATGGTATATGTAGCGGTGGGAGTAGTATAAATCAATGCATCACTCGATTGACAAGAACCACGACTAACAACATCATCAGAAGTCATTAAAAATGGCGTCGGGGCACTAAATTGAATACGGAACTCAACTGTAAAATCAGATTGCAAAGGCGTTTCGCTGAAATTCACACTAAATTTTCGTGCTTCGCCACCGCCCTTTATATATAAATACTTACCAAAAGCCGATTGCGAAACATAGCTATCAGCAAAACCGCTGTCAAAAGTAATTGAACCGCCTTTCCCCGAAGCATCGGTTACATTCCCATCAAAATGGTACAGCGCAACACAGTTATCGTTCTCCGGGACGGCATCATAGTTAATCACCTCACCGGCCAGTGGAATACCAAACACATCATCAGCAGTTAAGTTATAACTATTGCGACCGTCCGGCAGCTGGAAGTAGTAGTTATTGCTCACGGCCTGCGAGGGATCCCCACAACCATCTACTATATAAGTGATATTAGTATAGGTCGGGGTATAAGTAACAAAGTAATTGTAGTCCACATTATTATAAGTCACAGGAATGTAATAGCTATTATAAGTCTGATTATAATAAGCCGTATTATAGGTGTATGTATAGTCCCGGCTCATATCATAGAAAGTGTTATTGGTAGTATTCAGCACGGATTTATAAGACGGTGTGCCGGTATTCCTCATGGAAACCTGCATCTTATCATAAGCCTTTGCAAGCCCCTGCTCATTGTAATATTTTCGATAGTCCATCGCCTTTTGAATAGTATCTGCATAGGCTTCATGAATTCGTGAACTTGCCTCACCAAAAGTTTTAATTGCATATTGAACAAGACCCAAAGAGTCAAAGCCGCCGGAAGCGACACCGGCAGCCATCGCCGAAACCACAGACAAACATATCATCAAAGCCGCTATCAACACGGCAAGTATTTTTTTCATTTGTAACCTCCCATATCTTTTCAATAGAAAAGGGGCGGGGGTTTTCCCCGCCCCTTTCGGGTCACTTCGCTGCTCTCTTCAAACCCTTGAAGATACGAATACCAACAGGGATAAGACCGGCAGCGAGCAGGAACAGCAGCACCGGCTGCTCCGTGATCTTGGTGATGATAGTACCAACGAGGGTAAAAACATCACCCATTGCAGCAATAACAGTCTGCATTACAGTAACAGTAGGAGTTTCCATTAGCTAAACCTCCTTACTTCGCAGCCCGCTTGAGACTGCGGAAAATCCGAATACCGACAGGGATAAGGCTGGCGGCGAGGAAGAACAGCAGCACAGGCTGACCAGTGATGTTGGTAATTACAGTACCAACCAGGGTGAACGCATCGGACATTGCCTTAATAATGGCTTCCATAAAAACACCTTTTTAACCTTTCTTTGAATTTGATTTTATTTGAACTCCGGCCAGAAGTATCAAACTAAATGATAATTACCAATTCCCCGCTTTTAGGAATATGGCAAATAACCTCACGGTCAAGCATCGTCGGCTGATCAAGCAGAGCATTAAAGGTAGTCACACCGCAATCAATCAGCTTGGTCATATACGGCTTTTGATAAATATGGTACGAAACGCCCGCACCATAGCAATACATTAAATCACTTACTTTCATACCACACAATCCCCCCATTGGTCTGCCATAGCGGAAGCGATTCCTGGGAAAGTCTTACTTCTTGCTTTTGCGGTTCTTGGGTCGTTCCATGGGATAATCTTTCCGTTTTCGTCCACAGCGTAAGTTGCGGACGCTCCTGCAGAAAACCCATTACGGTCAATTTCGCCGGGGTCTACCACATTGGTGGGGTTTAACTTGGGGAGCCCTTTCAGCCATAGACAGGTTGTTTTTCTGGCATGATGCCCATACTCATACGGCTGTATGATCTGATCCGGTTTCCGCCATGCTGTTGACATATGGCCAACCGGGTTCTCTATGGCTATCTTTGGGATATCCGAAAGAGCAAACTCCATGAAGAAATTTACTGCCTCATGGCGATTGGCCAATCTGTTGAGGGCCGCGTCTCCGTACCGCTCCACATTAAACCAGCGGCTTCCAGAGACGGTAAGATAGGTGCAGGGAGGATGCGCTATCAGCAAATCCCATTTTCCCACATCATGAGACGCCCCGTCCATTGTGACAACAGTACCACCCTTGATGGCCTCCAGTGCGTCCCCAAGAATATGCCATTCAGGATGACCTCCAGACGGCTCCTGAATATCGCAGCTGTACGCATTGTGTCCTCTTGCCCGGAATGCGGTAACGACCGCTTGACTTTCTTCGCAGGCTATCAATACATTCATTTACATGCACCTCCATCTTGCATCAATACCGAATCTAAACAAGCCATATCTTCAAAGGAAATATTCTCCCCTATCATTCTTTCCGGCTCAAAATCGGCTTTCTGTTCAATCGGGTCATAGAAAACGCTTCGCTGCGCTTCCTCCGGGGTTAAATACCTTTGGTCACGCTCGCACAAATTCAACACACGATTTTCGGAGATCACCGCCGACCATATACTACCGGCACGGCGAAGTGTGCCCCAACAGCCATTTTTCAGCGCCCAGCGAACCGCATTAGACATTGAACTGCATCGTGCATCTATGATATAGTCCGCCAGCCGCCCGGCCTGTATTTCTTCATCATCCCGAAAAAACTTATTGATAGGAAAAGTAGCAATCACCGCTTCCAGCGGATAATGAAATTTATCGGGATCGTCGATATGGGTAAGATAACGAATAAAAGCATCAAAGCTGCGGCAGCGCTCTATCATGTTTTCCGCTACACCAAGGTCATCAGCCAGCGCCGATAGATACCGAGCCGCTTTTAACCGGCCCACCCAATGAATATGGGGCTTTTTCAATTCTCCGTTTTCATCAACATCTTTATCATGCAGAATATATGCAAATTCGGGAAATGTGCTTTTAAGAATATTTAGAACATCATCACAACAATAGCTTTCACTATCAGGATATAAAACACCTTGATATTTTCTATCCTTAATTCCGTCCTTTTGCATTTCCTTTTACCTACTTTATTTTATTCTTTTGGAACACGGTACACGCACGCTAGACATAGCCCAGCGTGCGTACCGCCGTGCGGCTGGGGCTGAAGCCCCGCAGCCTGCACAGCGGCCATTGCATCAAGCCAGCTTTGCCTTGAATTTGCCGTCCTTGAGCGTTAGAACGACATCGGCAGCATCACCAGGTTTATAGCTTTCAGCGGAGTACATCAGGCCAACTCGGCCGTTTTCGTCCTTGCAGTAAACCTCATTCAGGAACTTGCCCGCACTTACTTCCATGTCAGTCGGGACTACGCTGATAATGGTCATTTTCATTTGCAATACCTCCAAGCAAAATTTTTTGGGGATTGCCGCACAGCGATTTCGCTAAATCCAGGTTGTAGCGAAATAGAAAAACGGCGTTCCCTTTTCATTAAGGAAACGCCGCAATGGTGTTTTATTTATTTTCTATTTCGCTAAACCGTAGGTAATTTAGCGAAATTGCACCTACAAGTAGAATATATCACAACAGAAAACTATTGTCAATCCCCAACTTTGAATTTATCAAAAAATTTCGCTAAATTAAGTCACCCGCCGCACCCGATGGTTTCTAATGCGGCTCCAAGTTTCACATATTTTCTTCCTT